GGGTAACGGTGATTGGTCGAAGTATACACCGAGTGGCGAACTTGCCATCACGATCACCAATCCGGCGGCCATCGACCAGTTTGAGATCGGCGGCGTCTACCGCCTGACCTTCGACAAGGCCTGATCTTCGCTGTATCCTGCTGCGTTACTATGTGGTGATACCTTTGTTGATGACAGCGGTGGGTGTTCAGATACGCAGTCGTGTTTGTCAGTGTTGATTGACCCGTATTCGTAACGGATGTACGATTTTAAAGCTACTCCGAACCCTACTCCGCCCGCCGGCTAATGCTGCGCGGGCGTTTTTATTGGCAGTTTCGCTGCCGACCATCAATCGGTGTCAGGTGGTTGGCCTTCGGTTCATTACCCATAACCCCGGCCCCTTGGGTCCTTCCCGGGTTCGGAGCGTACACGGGCGGGCGGAGCGCATGGCTGTGACCAGCCTAAACACCATCGGAAGCGTAAAGGAGTGACGCCATGAACCGCGAAAGGATGGATCACGAAGTATGCTTCGAACGGATGGCGACTGTGGCTCAAGAACTCGGCTTCGATCTGCAGGCGGTCACGCTCTCCTGTCGGCCACGGTTGGTTGAAGGTGGCGTACAAGCCCGGATCACTTCCTCGATCACGATCAAGACCAATGACCTGCTGGACCGGACTTTGTCGCCAGCGGCTATCGAAGCCCTGACTGGCGGCTGAGGCATGGCCCGACTGTCCAGCCTTCCGCAACGGCTGGGCCCAGCTGTATCAAAGCTGAAGCAGGCCCCGCGCGATGAGATCAGCCGGACGCGGATGCGCGATGCAACGCAGCCATGGCGTGCCTGGTACAAGACGAAGGAGTGGCGCGCGCTGCGCCTTCTGATCCTGAAGCGTGATCTATTCACCTGCCAGCAGACCGGCGTGATGTTGATCGGCAAGTATCCAGCTGATGACAGCCCGGTGGTCGACCATAAGATACCGCACCACGGTGACCCGGTGCTCTTCTGGGATGAGCGCAACCTACAAGCCGTTGCCAAGAGCTGGCACGACACGACAAAGCAGAGCCTCGAGCGTCGGGGTCTGGCCTGAAGGGAGGGGGGCCTAAAAGTCTGGAACCCCATTTCCCACGGACCCGCGTCCCCACAACTCGGAGATTTTTTTCCATGGCCGATGAATTTCAGCAGGTGCGGGACCTCTTTGGCGACCTCGTCACGCTGGCGTCGGGTCGGCGTGGACGTCCTGCGCATGAGGCTACCCAGAAAAACCGCAACAAAGTCATTATGTTACTGGCGATGGGGTGGAATAACGAGCGCATCGCCCATGCGCTGCATGTCTCGCTGCCGACGCTGCGGAAGCATTATTTTTCTGAGCTGCGGGCCCGCGAGATGCAGCGCGACCGGTTCGATGCCTGGCGCTTCGAGACGCTGGCCGACAAGGCCGGCACCGGAGACGTCAGCGCGATGAAGGAACTGGGCCGGATGGTCGAGCGCAATGACCGGATGCGGGCAGCAGCAATCTTCGATGGGGATGATCTGCCAAAGAAGCAGCCCGAAGGCAAAAAGGCGCAGGCTAAGATGGCGGCGAAGGACGCGCTGCGCGACGATGCCTGGGGCGGTGATCTCCTCCCCGGCGGGTCGGTCAACTGATGCTGGACCTGCTGCCGGGCACTTGGTCGACGGCCGTCCCGGATTGGGAAGAGCGGATCAAGGCGGGTCTGTCGCTGATCCCGGATCTACCGCTCTTCGATGCCGTGGCAGAGAAGGCACTGCGAATCTTCAAGCGGCTGAAGGTGCCGGATCTCGTGGGCACGCCGACCTTCGGTGAGATCTGCGAAGATTGGGTCTTTGACTTCGTCCGCGTCATCTTCGGGTCTTACGATCCGGAGACCAAACAGCGAATGCTGCGGGAATTCTTCCTGCTGGTCCCGAAGAAGAACGGCAAGTCCGCGATTGCGGCCGCGATCATTATGGTGGCGATCATCCTGAATGAGCGTCCGCAGGCGGAGCTAATCCTGATCGCGCCGACGCAGAAGATTGCCGGCATCTCGTTCAAGACGGCTAAGGGGATCATCAACCTCGATCAGGCCCTGAAGGAAATCTTCCACATTCAGGACCACAAGAAGACGATTACGCACCGGGACACCGAAGCCTCGATTGCGATTCTGTCAGCCGACGGCGACATTGTCACCGGATCGAAAGCCTCGTTCATCCTGATCGATGAGCTGCACGTGTTGGGGGCCAAGTCCAAGGCTGACGAGATCATGGTTGAGCTGCGCGGCGGTTTGGCGTCCCGGCCGGAAGGCTTCCTGCTGACGATCACGACCCAGTCGAAGAAGGAGCCGCAGGGCCAGTTCAAGCGCGAGCTGCAGCGGGCCCGGGCAGTGCGGGATGGGACCGAAGCGCTGCCAATCCTCGCGGTTCTCTACGAGTTGCCGCAAGACATGGCCAAGTCGGAAGCGTGGCGCGACGAGTCGACGTGGCACATGGTAAATCCGAACCTAGAGCGGTCGGTGTCCCTGAGTTATCTGCGCGATGAGTTCGCCAAGGCCAAACAGGACGGCGCGGATGCGCTGGCGCTCTTCGCCTCGCAGCATCTGAACGTCGAGATCGGGATTGGTCTTCACAGTGAGCGTTGGGTCGCGACGGACTACTGGCCAAGCTGTTCGGACAAGACGCTGACGCTGGCAGGTCTGTTGGAGCGCTGCGAAGTGGCAGTGGTCGGCGGTGACATGGGCGGTGCCGATGACCTCGCCTCGCTGAACGTGCTGGGCCGAGAAAAGGAAACAGGTCGCCGCCTTACGTGGGGCCGTGCCTGGTGCAGCCCGGACGTGTTGAAGCGGCGCAAGGAAATCGCACCGAAGCTGCTGGATCTGGCGGAGACCGGCGACCTGATCATCGAGGCGGATACGACGCTGCACGTCGCGCAGATGGTTAGCCTCTGCCTCGAGATCAAAGCGGCCGATCTACTGCCGGCTGAGAATGCGATCGGCCTCGATCCGTGGGGTGTCGCGGCGCTGGTCGATGAGCTGCTGGCTGAGAAATTTACGATCGAGCAGATCGCGGCCGTGGGGCAGGGGTTCAAGCTGAACGGTGCCATCAAGGGCATCGAGCGCCGGCTGATGGACAAGACCCTGCTCCACGGGGCGCAGCCGCTGATGACCTGGTGCATCGGCAACGCGAAGGCCGAGGCGCGCGGCAATAACGTCATGATTACAAAGGAGAGGGCAGGCATGGCAAAGATCGACCCCATCATTGCACTGTTTAACTCCACCATCCTGATGGACATGAACCCGGTCGCAACAAAGCTCAACCTTGACGACTTCCTGTCGCATCCGGTGATGGTCGCATGATCCGTCTGCTGCGGGCCGCAATGCGCGGCGTTAAGGCCGAACTGGCTGCCGGTGAAAGCGGCTGGGTCGGGCTGACGACAGGTCAGGCGATCAACCTCTACGGGCGGACTTCGTCGAGCGGTCAGGCGGTGTCACAAGAGACAATCATGCAGCTTTCGGCGGTCTGGTCCTGTGTTACCCGCACGTCGAGCCTGATCGGCTCGCTGCCGGGCGCGCTTTATGAACGGCAGCCGGACGGTGGGCGCAAGCGGCTGGATAACGATCTGTCGCGGATCCTTTCGCTGCAGCCCAACAAGACGCAGACAGCGCTGGAATTCTGGGAGAGCGCTTCGGCCCATGCGATCATGCAGGGTAATTCCTACGCGGAGAAGCTGCGGATCGGAAAGCGACTGGTCGGGCTGCGACCTCTGTTCAACGTGTCACCGAAGCAGCAGGCGGATGGGTCCTATCGGTACCAGATCAGCGATGCCGGCCAGCGGCGTGAGCTGGGCCCAGATGATGTGTTTCACCTGCGGGGCTTCGGTGGTGGCGATGGCATGGGGCTGTCGGCGGTGCGCTACGGCGTCCAGTCGTTCGGATCTGCACTTTCAGCAGATGAAGCTGCTGGCAGCGTGTTCTCCAACGGTTTGATGGCCGCCAGCATCATCGAATCCAGCCAGACCCTCGATTCGACCCAACGGGAACAGCTGCAAAGCATGCTGAAGGAATTCGTCGGGTCGAAGAAGGCTGGCAAGGTCCTGACATTGGAAGCAGGCCTGAAACACAAGCAGGTGACGATGAACCCGGAGGATGCGCAGCTGCTGGAAACGCGGCGCTTCCAGGTGGAGGATATCTGTCGCTGGTTCGGTGTACCGCCGATCATCATCGGCCACGCCGCCGAAGGTCAGACCATGTGGGGCAGTGGCGTCGAGGCCATCATGCTTGCCTGGCTGACGATGGGGATCAATCCGCTGCTGCGCCGGATCGAGGCCCGGATCGAGCGTGACCTCATCCCGATCGAGATGCGCGGCCGCTGGTACTGGGAGTGGAACCGCGAGGCGATGCTGCAGATGGACAGCAAGTCCAAGTCTGACTTCCTCTCCAAGATGGTGACGAGCGGAATCATGACCTCGGACGAGAGCCGCGAGAAACTGAACCTTGAGCGTCGCGGCGGGGCCGCGGACGAGTTGCGGGCCCAGACGGCACTGGCACCGCTCGAACAGCTGATGCTGAAAGGAAGCGATCAATGACATTGCGCAAACTGCCGAAGGTTCAGGTCTCAACCCGGACCGGTCTTCAGAGTGATATCACGCCCCGCGCGCTTGAGCGGTGGAGCGGCGATGTCCGCGCCGTCGATACGGCCTCCGGGGAAAACACCATCTCGATCCTCGACGTGATCGGCGTCGACTTCTGGGGCGACGGTGTGTCGGCGAAGCGAATCTCGGCAGCCCTTCGCTCAATCGGATCGAACCCCGTCACCGTCAACGTGAACAGCCCGGGCGGCGACTTCTTCGAGGGCTTGGCGATCTACAACCTGCTGCGCGAGCACCCGGCCGAGGTCACCGTCAACATCGTTGGCATCGCAGCTTCTGCGGCCTCGATCATCGCTATGGCCGGTGACCAGGTGCGGATCGCGCGGGCCGGCTTCTTCATGATCCACAACAGCTGGGTGATGGCGGCGGGCGATCGCAACGCGCTGCGCGAGGTTGCCGACTGGCTCGAGCCTTTTGACCAGGCGCAGAGCGATGTCTTCGCCGCCCGGACCGGGATCGAGGCCAAGGACATTGCCACGATGCTGGACAAGGAAACGTGGATCAGCGGGCAGGCCGCCGTCGACCAGGGCTTCGCTGACAGCCTGCTCGCCTCCGACCAGCTCGAGATCGATCCGCAGGCGACGGCTACACGCGAACTGCGGGCCGAGCGCAAACACGACATCCTCTGCGCGAAAGCCGGAGTGACGAAGACCTTCGGCCGCACGCTGCTGGCTGAACTCAAAGGGGGCAAGTCTGGCGCTGCCCCGACCGGCATGTCTGGCGCTGCCGATTTCGACCAGTCGGTCGCCGACCTGCTGGCAAAAGTGAAATCCATCTAAGGAGAGACAGACATGAAACGTCTGATGATGACCCCGGCATTGATCGGGCTGACTGCTGCTGCCATGCCGCTTGCGGTCATCGGCTCCGTTCGCGCGGATGCGAGCGGCAACGTCGAGGCGCTGCTGCGCGATGTGAAATCTGAACTGGAACGGGTCGGCAATGACCTGAAGCCAATGGCGGAGAAGGCCTTTAAGGCGGCCGAAGCCTCCAACGTGCTGTCGCAGGCGACCAAGGACCAGATCGACAAGGAACTGAAGGCGTTCCACGAGCTGAGCGCCGCCCAGTCCAAGCTGGAAGGCAAGCTCGAGGCGCTGGAGACCCGTAACCTAGATCTCGAACAGCAGGTCGCGGCCGGCACCACCGGCGGCCGGCGCGGCGTGCAATCGCTCGGTCAGCAGCTGGCACAGAGCGATGACCTGAAGGCCTACGCGGCAAACCCGCAGGGCAACCTGACGATGCGTCCCTCGGCGGCGATCACGTCGGTGGACGGCTCCGCGGGCGGTCTGATCTGGGAGACGCAGGAGCGCACGCCCGTCGAGCTGGCCCGCCAAACCATGCGCATCCGGCAGCTGTTGAACGTGGTGCGCACGAACTCGCCGCTGATCGTCTACGCAAAGCAGGTGGTTCGTGTGAACAACGCGGCCCCCACGGCCGAAGGCGCGCCGCTGCCGGCCAGCAACTATGGCTGGACTAAGGCGGAAGCCGCGGTCCGCAAGATCGGCCATTACACCAACGTCTCCGACGAGGCGCTGGCGGATGCCGATCAGCTGCAGGGCATGATTGACGGCGAACTGCGCTACGGCTTGGAACTGGAGGAGGAAGAGCAGGTCCTGGCTGGCGACGGTGTCGGTGAGAACCTTGACGGCCTAATCCCGAACGCCACCGCCTTTGTCGCGGCGGCGGGCCTGCCCAACACGACCCGGATTGATCGTCTGCGCCTCGGCCTGCTGCAGGTGGCGCTTTCGAACTATGCCGCCACCGGCGTCACGCTGCACCCGACGGACTGGGCCGGGATCGATCTGACGAAGGACACGCAGGGCCGTTACATCTTCGGCAACCCGAACACGGTGTCTTCGCCGATGCTCTGGGGCCTGAATGTGATCCCGACGCTGGCGCATTCCGTCGGCGAGTGGATGGTCGGCAACTTCTTCATGGCCGCCACGCTCTACGATCGTCAGGACATCGAGGTCCTGATCTCGTCTGAGCATGGCACAAACTTCATCGACGGCATGAAGACGATCAAGGCAACCGAACGGGTGGCTCTGGCTAACAAGCGCCCCGGTGCCCTGGTCACCGGCGACTTCACCTTCGTCTGATCCTGCCGCCGCCTGACGGGCGGTTGCGACAATGGGCCGGGGCAAGGTGCCCCGGCAATCATCACAGGAGACATTTACATGCTGTTGAAAATGGATCGCAGCCTGAAGACGGGCCTTGGCCTGCTGCGGGCCGGCGTGGCTTACGACTTCGACGAGAAAGACCCGGCGCAGAAGAAAGTCTATGATCAGGTCGTCAAGAAAGGCATGGGCAAGCGGACCTCGAAAGAGGCGCTAAAACAGGATGCCGAACGGCTGTCCGAAGTCCAGCGCGCGGAATTAGCTGATACCTCCGACACGAACGGAATGGTGTCGGCGCTGCGGGTGGAGGCCGACACGCGGGCTGCAAATGAGGCACGCGAGCGGATTGAGACGGCGGAAAGTGCCGTGGCCGATGCCCGGGCCGCTGTCGTTGCCGAAGAGCAGAAGCGCAAGAATGCTGAAGAGCGTCTGGCGCAGGTGACCTCGGAGCGTGACAGCCTCGCGGCCAAGCTCGAGGCCGCTGGCAAGGATGCCGAGGCCGCGGCCACCGCCGCCGACAAGGCCCGCACCGATCTGGAGACCCAGCTGGCCGATGTCACCGCTAAACGCGACGCACTGGCGGTGAAGGATGACGCGGCCGGCAAGGATGCCGCAAAGCGCAAGGGCTGATCCTATGTCGCAGGTCAGCCTCGACGATATCAAAGCCCAGGTGCAGGCCCCGTCGTCGGGCGCTGACGACACGCTGCTGCAGACCTACATCGATGCGGC